AGGATGGACATTGTGACCAAATCATTATTAATATGTTTTGTGTTATGTGGATGTTTTCAAAATAAAACTCAAAGAGATATATTTAAAGCAGCTACAAAAGATAAAAATCAACAACAATTTCAAGGTGATGTTAAATTAGAATATCCTTCTCCAACTAGTAATAATATAAGTGCTTCTGGAAATGCAATTGTAAATATAAATACTCCTAATCCAGAAACAGTTTTAACAAAAAATATAATAGGCAGCTTAAAGAATGAATCTAGCGGGTCTTTTAGTATTGATAGTTATCTAAAGTCTGTTAGTCTTGGAGGATATATTGCTATATTATTGATTATTCTTTTAATAATTGCAAGCATATTATATGTTTTAAAAAACACTTGGGTTGGAAAAGGATTAGATAAATTAGGGGGCAGTATATTATCCGATTTAGACGAAAAATTAAAACACACTAATCCAAATAGCGAAACATGGAATAAAATAAATGAAATAAGAAACGGTATAAAAGGTAAGATATATGAATAAAACGGTAGTTAATTTAATACAAAAAGGAACTAAAGGCAAAAAGAAAGCTGTGCCTGAGAAGAAAAAGTCGACAAGTAGAGACATTGATTATCCTATGCGTAATGATGAAAGAAAATGGAGATTGCAGGAAGCTTCTGAAACATTGTTACGTGCTAGAGAAATACTGAAAGATAAACAAATGTTAAAAGATATAAAATCTATGGAAACTGGAAGAATGAACGCTATTAATGAGGCTATGAAGGAATAGAAAAATGGGGCGTGAAGTCATAGCATGGGAACCTTTTCCTGGTCCACAAGAAAAAGCTTGGTTAGTTGAGGCTAATCAAATATTTTTTTCTGGTGGAAGGGGATCAGGAAAATCGCAATGGCTCTGCGGAAGGGTGCTTAAAAGACTGTTTATTCCTGAATGGAGAAGAGTATGCAATATGATATTTTTTCGCAGACAGTATAAAGACTTAGAAGACCTTATATCAAAATGTAAAGAATTATTTGAGGATAAATTAAAAATAGCTAAATTTGTAGGAGGCAATGTAAGTTCGTTTATTTTTAAAGGGGATTTTAATGGATCTGTGCTAAAGATGAGAGTATTAGATAGCGCAAAACAATTTGATGATTATAAAGGGCACGAATATAATTTAATGGGCTTTGACGAGATATGCGATTTTAGAATACCGCTAGCTTCTATATTAGATAGAATGGGAGGTAGTTTGCGCAATAAACACGGAATACCTTGCGATATGCTTTTTACTGGAAACCCGGGAGGGTTTAATCACGGGTGTGTTAAAAAATATTTTATTGATCCTAATCCTGACGGAGGAAGATTGATTATAAACAAACACGGACAGAGCAGGATAACTTTTAAGTCTACTTACAGAGATAACCCTGTATACGCGAACGATAGAGATTATATAAATTGGTTAAAGTCTATTAGAGAACCTGCTTTACGTAAAGCTTGGATGGATAATGATTGGGACGTTGCGTTAGGTGCAATGTTTGTTGATGTGTGGGATAAAAATGTGCATGTAGTTAAAACAATAGGGCCCTCAGACATACCTAAAAACATAGCTAGGTATAGAGCGTTAGATTGGGGAAGCTCTACCCCTTTTTGTGTTCTATGGTTCTTTGTAGCAAACGGGGAAGAATTACACAACGGAATGTGCTTCCCTAACGGAGCTATTGTTGTTTATCGAGAATTGTATGGATGGGAAGTAGGCACACCGTATGACCAAGGAGTAAAATGGACATCTTCTCAATTAGCTAAGAAAATAAGTGATATTGAGTTAAATACAGGAGATACCGAAGTGCGGCCTGGTCCGGCAGACAACGCTATATTTAATGAGACAAACGGAACTATTTCTACCTATGACGATTTTAGAAAGATCGGCATAAAATTTACACGCTCTGATAAATCAACAGGCTCTATAAAAATGGGTGTAGAGCAAATAAGAAACAGGCTAGACATGGAGCCACCTATGTTATATTTCACAGAAGACTGTACCAATACTAGAAGAACCCTTCCTGAAATAACTAGATCTATATCAGATCCTGATAAACCAGAAGCCGGACAAGAAGATCACTCTTTTGACGTAACTAAATATATATGTTTAAGGTATTTAAGAGCGCCTAAAACAATACAACAGATAAAAGACAGGACTACTAAAAGAGAGAGAGAATTGAATTTACTTAAAAAAGTAAATAGTGGGTACTACGATTACAGCGACACTACTAAATTAAGAAACGATTCTATGATAAAAAGAGGGAATTACGCAAAAGAATTAAAAAGGATGTATTATGAAAACTGATTTATATTCAGAATTGATAGAGCAGTTTGAAGTGTACTCCGAAAATAGAGAAAAAACGGTAGAGGCTATTTGGATAGCTTGTAGATGTAACTTTAATTCAACACAAATAGAATCAAATACTAGTTATGTAGATGGAGACTTGGGGTCTGCATGGAAAGATACTTCTTTTTACCCTATTACTGAAATGAAAGTAATGGCGGCAGTTGCTCAGATATCAGACGTTTTGTTTAGAGGCAACTCTTTTCCATATAACATTAATAGCACACCTATCGAAGACAGTCCTATGAACGATCTTTTAGAAAAAGAAGCAATTAATCCGGAAGGTGTGCAAGTAGGTTTAAAAATAGAAGATAGAATAGCTTCTATGAAAAAGCATATAGACGATATTATAATAGAATCTAAAGCGGTACAAGAAGCTTTAAAAGCTATTTATTCAGGGGCACTATACGGAACAAGTGTAATAGAATCTCCTTTTATAGTTTCTCGAAAAAGAAGGATACGTGATTTTAAAAGAGACGTGTTAGGAAATAATAAAGCAACGGTTACTATAAAAGAACAAACACAGCCATCAATTAGAAATTTAAATGTGTGGGATTTTTTCCCTGATCCTGAAAATGACGGAGATGCTCAGAAAGGAATGGGTTGTTTTCATAGAGAGTTTTATTCCAAAGCAGATTTAAAAGATTTAGAAGCGCATTGGATATTAGCGGAAACAGAATATGATAAAAAACAATTCAATCTTTTATTTGAGTCGGCATACAATGCATCTGGGTATAATACTGGGTCGTCTACCTCAGAAGACCCTAGTAGGAGAGACATAGATAAGCCTTATAAAGGCTTTGAAATGCTTAAATATTGCGGGAAAGTACAAAATTCTAAATTAATAGGTTATATAAAAGACTTACCTAGAGATACGCAAGCGTTTACAGAAGTCATTGTGTTTTTCAGTAGAGAGGGGCACATACTGACAGTAGAAAAAAACCCATACCCTGCTCAAAAAAGACCTTTTCACATGGTAGCTTGGAACGATGTTCCAGGGTCACCTTGGGGAATAGGTGTCGGACAAAAACTATTTCACGTGCAAGCTAATATAAATAATCTGCTTAGATTATACATGGACAATAAAAACCTGTCAGGGAACGTCCTTTTTGCGATAGACAAACACAGCTTAGACTCGGATACAGACTTAGCTATTTATCCAGGGAAAGGTTTTGAATTTGACAGTACAGAAGGTGACATTTCAAGAGTGCTTAAACAATTTATAATTCAAGATGTCACCGGAGGAGTACTAGAAGCAATAAGCCAGATGATTCAATGGGCAGACCAAGCAAGTGGCGTGCCTAGAGTATTAGAAGGACAGCCGGGAACTAAAGAGTCTACGGCTTACGCAGAAAGCCAACGTATTTTAGCAGCTTCTAAACAATTAGGACTTGTTTTAAAAAACTATGATAATCAAGGGTGGGTTCCTGTAATAGAGAGTATATATGATTGGCTGATGGAGTTTGGTGAAGAGGAAAGAGCAAAAGGAGATTTTGCTGTAAATGCTACAGGCTTTAGTAGCTTCGAGTCTAAAAATCTAAAAGTGTTTAATATAGAAAAAAGGTTACAGATGTATAACTCAATGCCGGTTGTACAATCTTTCACTAAAATAAAGGCACTTCTAGATGACTTAGCAGAAGCCGAGAATGTGGAACCAAGTAAATACTATTACACCGAAGAAGAAGTGCAGCAAAAAACCCAAAGAGAAATGCAGCAACAAGCTAAAATGCAATCAGAAGCAACGCAGAACGCTTTTCAGATGTTCATGGCACAATTGAATGCTACAACTCAAGCAAAAATAGCTGAAAAACAAGTAGATGTGCAAGGGATGCTTGAAAAAGAGAATGTAAAAGCTGCAAGTAAAATGGAGATGGAGGATAAGAAACAAAAGTTTGAGGCACTGAAAGAGTTATCTAGTAGGGAAAAAGACGATGAAAAAACCAACAAATGAAATGTTAGCACTTAAACTTTCTTTAAAAAAGCTTAAAGGAGAGCATCTCTTTGAAGCGTTTATATCATACATGGATTTATACAGCAATCAGCTAAGAAAAGATTATGACAATATAGATGCTTCTAAGCTAGTAGCATTACAGAATAGAATAAAGGGCATTCAAGAGTGCGCCCACTTTGTAGACACTCTATAATTTTTAAGGGGAAAGAATGAAAGTAGAAAACACAGAAGAAATAGTTCAAGAAGAATCTGGAGCAGAAATAGATGATTTTGACAAAGAATTAGAAGAAGCAATTAAAGAAATTGATTCAGAGAGATCTGGAGAAAAAACACCTGAAAGTCTAAAAGATGCTGAGAAGAGGGATCTAGAGCCAGATGAAGGCGAGCAGTCAGTAGACGATCAGAGTGCAGATGAAGAAGCAGAGGCGGAAACAGCCGAGCAAGAAGAGAGTCTAGAAAAAGAAGAAGACGAAGGAGAGTTTGAGGGAACTGCCGAGTATTATAAACAAAAATACACGGAATCTGCTAAAATCATAGCGTCTTTAGAAAAGAACATGAAAGACACTTCATCCGCATTTACTAAAAGCAGGCTACAAATAAAGGCCCTGGAAGAAAGGATTGCCAAAAAAGAAGCCGCCGAGAGTAAGCAAAATACAGAAGATGCTAGCATAGCAGAAGATAAAGAGGATTTAGACCAACAAATAAAAGAACTTGTTGACTCTTACCCTGAATATAAAAGACTTATAGAAAAAATCGCTGTTTCTAAAAAAGGATTTGACGAAGCTGTTGAAATAAAAGTCAAAGCTATGCTAGATAAGGAGATGGCTTCTAAAATAGAAGAAGAGGAAAAAAAGCTTAAAGAGTATCAACAAGAAGAAGAAAAGCAGAAAGAAGAATTAGCTTATATAGCAGGAGTACAGAAGTTGTATAATAAAGACGGGATTGACGTTAATACAGTATTAAACGATCCAGATTTTGCTGATTTTGCTAAACACAGGAATAATTGGTGTGTTAATACTTTAAAAAGTTTTAGCGCAAAAGATCCTAGAGGGATGGCTAAAGTCATAGAAAGGTTTATTAAAGAATCCTCTGATGACGTAGTTAACGAATTGCGTATTAAAAAAAGGAAGTCTTCTATGGCTTCTGGAAGTGGTAAGCAGTCTGCTTCAAAAGAAACCAGTGTTTCTTTTGAGAGTTTTGACGAAATAATATCTAAGTTAGATAAAGCTAACGTAGATAGATATTATGTATAATAATTTTTAACAAAAGGAAAATAAAAAAATGAGTGTAGTATATCAAGGTGCCGATGGAAGCATCGCACAAAGAACAAATACTTATGCAGTGGCTAATATACTGTATGATGCAAAACCTAATATTGTTATCGAAAGATGGGCTGACCAAGAAAATCTTCCGAAAAATGTAGGTAAAACGATGACGCATAGAAGGTATCATGATTTGCCTGATAATATGCATCCTATCGAAAGAGGAGTAAACCCTAACCCGGCTAAACTGTCATGGACAGACATATCTAGTACTCTAAGAATGTTTGGAACTAGCGCAGATTTAGATAGAGAGAATTATGATTTTCATGAAGACAAATTGCCAATGATAACCACTAAGTTAATCGGAGAATCTATCGCTAGAATACGTGAGAAACTTGGTGTTTCTATAACAAAAGGTGGTTCTCAGGTTATCCGTGCTAATGGCTCGGCTAGAACAGACATAAATACTCTTCCTTCGGAGGAAGATTTTGAAATAGCTGTAGAAGCTTTAGAAGGATATGATGCTGAGACAATATCTAAAATAGTAACGTCTACTGCTGCGTATGGAACAGAGTCCATCCAGCCGTCTTACATATCGTATTTCCACACTAACCTTTCTTCTACTTTGCGTAAGCTTGATAGTTTTATCCCTTATCAAGATTATACAAAAATGCCAATTCCTGGAGAAATAGGAACAGTATTAGATAAGGTAAAATTAATATCTTCAAATTTCGCTCTTCCTTGGTATAACGCAGGAGCTTCTAATTTGAACGGTATGCGCGGAGTAACAGCTACGGACGTTTATCCTATAACTATTTTTGCAAAACATGCTTGGTCTGTTTCAAAATTAGCCGGAGTTAAAGCAGTTAATGTTAATGTGGTTAAACCAGTAGCGTCTCAAGCAGATCGTCATGGTTTATTAGGCTTTGTTTCTTCGGATTTTTATTATTCTGGAGTAATAACTAATGACAACTATCTAACTCGTATAGAATGTTGTGCTCCTAGTAGGTCTTAAATAAATTTTTTATAAAAAGGAAAAATAAAATGCACAGAAGTTTATATTATAAAGGGAAAGTTACTAGCACCGCCGCAGATTTAGCGGTAGAATGTGGTTTTGTTCCCAGAAAAGTAGTAATTCAAAACGTCACTAATGGCGTTAGAGTAGAATGGTCGGATGACATGGCTGACGGATCTTTTATTAAAATAGAAGCTGACGGAACACGTTCTTACGAACATTTTAAACAAATTGTCATACCTGCGGCAAGCACCCCTGGGCAAACAGCCGCTTTGACTTTAACCACATTAACTGACGGTACAGGAGAAATACCACAGGTTAATTTTGCAATAGTTGATGGAGGAACAGGATCCGGAACAGCGGTAGTAGAGACAGGCTCTGGAACAGTAGCAGATCCTTACGTTTACACAATAACGGCGCAAGATGATGATAATGATAATGACACTATTATTGCAGCAATCGCAGCGCTGACAGGGGAGGTTATTGTAGCTACAGGATCAAATGCTACAGCTACAGCAGATCCTCAAGAATGGGCTAGTACAGAAATACCCAATAAGGCAATTCGTGTATTAGACGCGAACGAAGCCGTTACTTTTGATGATGATGGCCAAGGCTTTATCATAGGAGCAGCAATGCCTCATATAAATGACACTACTGAAACGTTATTTGTAGAAGCATGGAGATAACCAGATAACGGGAGTCGTCTGGTTGGCGATACGTGCTTCCCCCACGTATCGCCTTTTTTAGACTCTCTTTTTTATTTTATTTTATTTATAAGGATATAGCATTATGACTCCCAACCCAATACAAAGGTTAAGTGACGAAAACATGGACGAGAAAACAGCTAAAAACTGGCGTTTTGTCATAGCAGAAATTAAAAACTCGCAAAACCCCGCAAAACAAATACCTTTACCTTGCAGTCTGAATGGAATTAGAGTTCTTCATCCGGGATTTGATATAGATAGGCCTTTAGTAGTGCCTTATATTTTTATATCAGATGTTGCAGGAATGGCGTTTTCTGACGGCTGGGTAAGAAACAAAAAAACAAAACAATTAGATTTTAAAGGAGATAATTACGATTTTAGAATATTAGAATTACCAGAAGAGTACCAAAAAGTTCAGGAAGTTTTACGTTTAATAAAGGCTCTAAACGAAGGGGAAAATGTGCTTCCCGAAGCAGTGGAACATAACTGGGATTTGCGTAATGTAGCTTGGGGATTAGATAGTGTTCCTGGGATATTATTTAGAAGAGATAGTTTTTTAAATAACTCTGCAAGCCATGCAGAAAAAATGACCAGCAAAAACAAAGTCAAAAAATTAAATGCAGAGGCTAAAAAAGCTTATGATTTAGGGCTAGATGCGGCTGAGGATTCTTTACCCAGAGATCCTCCTAAAAACTTTAAATTTGAAAAAGAATGGTTAGAAGGATATGACGCTTTTTCGGTGCGAGAGGTGTGACTAAATGGCTGAAATAGTTGTAAGTGATTTTTCGGGTATAGCTCCTAGAATAAAAAAAGCTTCGCCTGGAGAAGTCACTTACGCTAAAACAGCCATTAATGTGGATTTTAGAAGCGGGGTGCTGTGTCCGTTAAAAGCAAATTCTTTAGAAGAGTACGCGCATTCTGGAGAAATAATAAAATTTGATGGGGATTGGTACTCAGGAAATTCTAATTATCTTAAATGGAAAATAGACGATTATCCTGTGTTATTTTATAAAAAAACAGGAAATTGGTACAGGGTCATTGATGGAGTAGAAAGATCTTTAGGATGTAATAGGCCTGATGTAGCCACATTATCCGATATTTCTCTGCACAAACCTTCTAGCATAACAGGAACTGTTGTTCTTGATGATGTTAATTATCTAGAGTATTCTGATTATAAATACTATGTAACTTATTCCATGTTTGTAAATGGGGGTGAGCTAGAGTCTTTTCCTAGTGAAGCGCTATCTGTTTTAGATTATTCAGAGGACAACGCTTCTCCCAGAATTAAAATGCAAATAAATCGCCCGTCTATTTATAACCCAAACGTAACTAAATGGAATTTATATAGATCTGATTCAGAAGACACTGCTAGACTTATAGGCACAGGAGAGTATTCAGGATTTGGAGAAAATTTATCTTATATTACAGATTTTAAAGCGTCTAATGAGAGAGGCAGGTCTGTGTATTCAATAAATAGTAATCGAGAAATAAAATATCAATTTGGATATATAATAACATGGGTAAGGGGAAGCGGAAGGTATGAAGATGAGTCAGGTCCAAGCTCACCCGTAACTATAGAAATACCTGCATTAGGTGTAAATGTTTTTAGGCCAAGCTCTGTACCTTCCGGAGTAACCAGTTGGAAAATATATAGGATATCTTTAGGCTATGATGCTACAGTAGCATATAACTTAGTAGTAGAATTGCCTATAGCAACTACGTCTTATGAAGACGTTAAAACTAATTTAGATATAGTTTATGAAGATACTATTCCTACAATGTACACAGGGACAGACGGAACACTAATTACTTTAACTGAGCCAGATATAAACTTTGATGGAATGTCGGGGCCATTCATGGAATGCATGGTAGGATGGAAAGGAACAAAGCTGCTTTTTAGTGAAACAGGTAAACCTGATTTGTATTCTCCTGCATTTACGTATACAGCGGCAGCTAATATAGTTAACGTGCTAGCAGTAGGCGCTGACTTGTACATACTCACTGAAAATGGTATACAGCGATTAGTAGGGAGTACTCCAGAGTCTATGCAGATTTTACCTGAAATAACTGGAGAAGGTGCATATTCTCGACTATCTTCTGTTTCTACAGAAAGAGGTATTTTTTATTTGTCGGAAGGCAGGATATCTCATAGAGGAGACACTTATACAGGAATAACAGATTTAATAGGCACAGCGTATTTTAAAGATTTATTTTCTAATTATTCTGATTTTCATATGAATTATTCTGATAATATATTATATCTTTTTCATTCTGGAGGCGCATTGTGTTACGATTTTAAGGCCTCTAAATGGTATAATTTGGACAGCATTTATACGTCATCTTTCTATGATAAAGAAACTTCTGAAATGTATATAGTAGAAGATGGTAATATTATGAAGCTTTTCGGAAGTGATGACTGTCTTATTATGCAATACAAAAGTGGGGAGCTTGTTTTGAGTAAGCCCGCGGATAAAAAATTCAATAGATTCGTATTTACTGGAACAGGAACTATTTTAAGCAAACTATACTTAGCAGGCACTTTGCAGGTTAGCCAGACGATGGATTTAGACGGAATGAATTATGAAAAAATTATAAAAATGCCACAGGGGTATGCTGCTAGATCAGCGCAGTTTGAAGTTTTTGGAACAGGAGAGGTTACAGAAGTAGCGGCAGATGTTTTTAGAGTGAGGAAATAAATGGGATTATTTAGCGGGAAAAGTGGCATATTAGGATCAGTGAGTAAGTTCTTATTTGGATCGGCAGATACTAGCGGACTTGACGCGCAACAGACAGCCATATTAAAAAAACAAGTTACAGAGTGGGAGCAGAAGCTTAAAGATCTTCCTGCAGAAAAAAAACAAGCACTCGATCAAATAAACACAGCTTACGATAAATATGCTTTGATGTTAGAGGAGGCCAAGGCTACAGGAGATACTCAGGCACAGGAGCTATATAACAATCAATTAAGCATGGTCAACGATTTTCTTAAATCTGAGGTAGGTCTTTCAGAAGAAATGCTAAATGAAAGAGACATAATGCTTTCTGAGCAAAAGAAAATAGAGTATGATCTAGTAAAAGGGGATGTGACTAAATACAGAGAATTACAAAAAGAATATGAAGACACTACAGACAAAGCTCTTTCTATAGTAGACGCTAATTTAAAAGTAACTGACGAGACACTAGATAAACTTATAACGACAGGTGTTCCTGAGGGATCCGCTGGGCTTCGTAGTAGATTAATAGAGCAGTACGGTGACATAAAAACAGGGTTGCAGAGACAGGAGGCAGGTAGAGGAAGGACAGGAACCACAGCAAAAGAACTGACTTTAGATATCGCTAAAACAAAAGCATTAGGGGATCAAGCCTTGTCTCAACAGACAGCAGGTAGACAGCAAATACAAGATTTATTAAATGCTAGAGGACAGACAGCTAATCAGTTAACGTCGATTGGAGCTAATAGACTAGCTAACTTAGAAGACACAGGAGGAAGAGCGCTTGCAGCGGTAGAGTCTAAATACAATGCACAGGAATTAGCTTCTTTAAATCAGCAGCAATTACAGGAAATGAGTCTAACAGCTCAAACAGATGCTCAAAAATTAGCATTAAATAGAGAGCTAGCTGAAAGAAATATGATGGCCGAGCAGAATTTAACAAAAGATCAGGCTACTGCAATGTTTAATCAGTTAAATGCTACTCAACAGCAGCAACAGTTGTTTAGAGCGGAAGAAAAAAGCCTATTGGCTAATAAACAAATTGCTGAAAAAGGGGTTGTTGCTGATTTAGAAAAACAAGCACAGGCCGAGAGAGATGCACAATCTTCTACATTAAACCAGATAATGGGAGTGGCTAAAACAGCAGCTAGTTTTTATACTGGAGGATTATCTGACGGAGGGTTTAGTGCAGTAGAAGGTTTAAAAAATATGGTAGGTATAAAATCCCCGTCTGCTATACCTACTTCTCTGCCAGGAACAGCTGTGTCAGATTTGCCTGACCTACAACGTCCTGTAGGCTTTAACCCAACAACGAGTTTTTTTGGAGCCAGCTCAACTAAAAATAAAAACGTAAACAACACATTAGGTAATATAGAAACTTATAGAGGTAATGGGACATGGCAATAGGGGCAATAGACGCATTATTAGCTGGAATAAAAGGGTTTAGGGCAGGCGCTAAAGAAACACAAGACACTAAAGATAGAGAAATAGCAAAACGTAATGTTGAAGAAGAAAGGCTTTTACGGATGCAAAAAGACAGAGCAGAGCTTAACGCTTTTGAAGATTTAACACCTATTAAAATCCAATCTGCTAAAGAAGATCTTTCAAAAAAACAAATAACAACAAGGATGACGAAACAAGCTGAAAAAGAAAGTCAAGATTCGGCAGATAGCAGAATATCTTTAATAAATAAAAAGAACATACTAAATGAGTATGAGGTAGATAAAAAACTTTTTTCTGCTGAGGCCTGGGCAAACATATTAAAAAACCCTGTTAAAAGAGATAGCTACTTAAAGTCATTAGAAACACAATTTATGAATCCGTCTTTTGAAGTTAGTTCTACTAACGCAGCTCAGTCTAGAAATTATATGGATCTAGGTAAGGAGTTACTAAAAAGTGCTTATAATACAGAAACAAAAGAATGGAATATGGAAATACTTAAAAAAGCAGGAGGCTATATAAATACCTCTCAAAGGCTAGTAATGTCTCCTAGAGATTTGTACGTAGATACAGTAAATAAAGTTAAGGAGGAAGCAGCAAATATTGACTTTAATAATCCTGCCGCCGTACAAAATGTCTTAGAGTCCTTTGAAAAACTAAATAATAGTCCTTACGGGGTAAAAGGAGCGTTTAATCCTATTATAAATAATATAAGGGAGACTGCTAACAATATACAGGATGCTAAGATACAACAGGCTAAAGAAGCGCAAAAACAAAAAGAAATGGATGCTGAAAAAAACAGTATTTTAGAAAGAGCTAATCGATTAAATATGATGTTTTCTAGGGAAACATCTCAGATTGCACCAGAAGACAAAACATTAGATGATATTAAAGGATACCCTGTTTTAGAGAGTGCAGGTATGGATATTTTTAATAAAATAGGAAAATGAGTCTATCTCCTTTAGATCTACTCAAAGAAAGATTTCCTTCTAAAAGCACTTTTATTGATTCAATGTCGGATGATATGGGACTAGAAGCGTCGGAGATAGGGGAAAAAGTAGCAAATTCTTATTTAGACGATCTGCATTCAAAAAACGGATTAAGTCTATTAGAAAAAGATGCTTACCTTAAGGCGTTAGAAGGTAAATCTTCTTTTAGTGCAGCAGTTGATTTAGTGCAAAAAAGAGGGGATTCTTTGCCTATGAGTGCATTAGACAAATTGAAGATAATGTCTCAAGGGAGAAGCTTTGAAAGTCTAGGGGATAAATTAGTACAAGACATTGAATCTCTAAAT